TCCGTCTCAGACCCCGGCGGCCAAGGTGCCGAAGACCCTGGGGCGCACGCCGTCCGTGCAGCCGCGCGACGAAAGCGGGCGGTTCGCGGGCGGGCCGGCGCCTCTTACCGAAATCCTAGGAGAGTAGAGGCTAGACAATGGCTGAGACCACGGTCCCGACGGGCCTGACAGTACAGCAGTGGGACGAGCGGTATTTCCGCGAGTACCTGTCCAACAACTGGTTCCGCCAGTTCATGGGCACTGGATCGTCAAAGATGATCCAGGTGAAAGAGGACCTGACCAAGAAGCCCGGCGACAGCGTGACATTCACCTTGGTCAACCGGCTGACGGGTGCGGCGAAAAACCAGAACGAGGCGCTGGAAGGCGCGGAAGAAGACGCGATTTTGCGCTCGTTCCAGGTGCGCGTCCGCGAGTATGCGCACGCCGTGCGCTTCAAGAAGTTCGAGGCCCAAAAAACGGCCATCGATCTGCGCCAGGCGCATAAGGACGTGTTGATGGATTGGAACATGGCGCTCGATCGAGACAACATCATCACGGCGCTGGGGTCCATCGACGGCGTGCCCTACGCGAGCGCTACGGCAACGCAGAAGAACACCTGGCTGGCGAACAATGCCGACCGCGTGCTGTTCGGGGCGGCAATCTCCAATAATGCGAGCAACAACCACGCCAACTCGCTGCTCAACGTCGACGCGACCAATGACAAGCTGACGCCGGAGGCCATCAGCCTGATGAAGCGGATCGCCAAGACGGCGAGCCCGAAGATCAGGCCGATCCGGGACCGCACCTCGATCGGGTCCAGCGAGGGCTACGTGCTGTTCGCGCCGACGCAGATGATCCGCGATCTGGCGGCCAACACGACGTTCGCCCAGGCCAACCGCGACGCGCGCACCCGCGGCATCGACAATCCGCTGTTCACCGGGGCCGATTACGTGTGGGAGAACGTCTTCATCTACGAGATCGAGGACATCCCTTCGCTGGGGGCGGTAGGTCAGGGAGGCGCCATTGTGAGGCCCTGCTATCTGTGCGGGGCGCAGGCCCTCGGCATGGCCTGGGCCATGCGTCCACAGACGGTCGAAGAGGAGTTCGACTACCAGCGCGCCGTCGGGATCGGCATCAAGCAATGGTACAAGGTCGAGAAGATGCGGTTCGGTTCCGGCAACACGGACACCGACAATCCCAAGGACCATGGCGTAGTGACCGGCTACTTTGCTGCTGCTGCTGACGCCTGATGATCTGGCATGGGGCCGCCCTGCTGCGGCCCCTCTCCATTCTGCACTCCAATCATCTGAGGACTGACAATGGCAACCGTTACGAGCAACCAGAACGCCATGCCGCCCGTCGGGCACGGTCTGGCCGGCAATGTGAAGGCATGGTTCGGGAAATACACCTACACATCGGCACCCAGCGCGAACGATCTGTTCAACATTCTCAAGCTCCCGAAGAACAGCCTGGTGCTGTGGGGCTTTGTGTCGACAGAGGACATCGATACCGGCACCAATACGCTCGATATCGATATCGGCTTCACCGCCAACGGCGGCGGTTCGGCCACGTTCACGGACAGCGGCGGCACGGTCTGGACCAACGCTGCTGCCAGTGCCGTCGCTGATGGTTTTGTCAACGGCGGGAACTTCACCGGAAACGCGATCACGGACCTCAAGGCAGCGGGCTCCAACTGGAGGCCGTTCATTCTGCCGACGGGGCCGCTTTATTTCTCCGAGGAGACGCAGGTGCAGGGCAAGATCGTGACGGCGGCCAACGCGGGCGGCACCGGCACGGTCTACGTCTGCCTCATGGGGATCATGCTCTAAAGGGCGGGGGCGGCGGCGCCGGGCCTCGAGCGGGTCCGGCGCTCTGCAGATCACATGGGGTCGGCGGCATCCCTGAGATCGGGGAGCCGATTGCCTACGATATCGAGAACCAAGGGCAGGCGACCAACGCCGTGCTCATATGGTGTCACGGCTATCGTGAGGCCCGCCGCGAGACGGCATCACAGTCAGGGAACGGGAACGAATGGCCGACGATGTGACATTCGGGACGACGGTTGCGACGCCGCCGTCCGGCACGATCGTTGCGACCGATGAGGTAGCGGGCAAGCATTATCAGCGCGTCAAGATCGCGTTGGGCGCCGACGGCGCGGCGACCGATGCCGTCGGCGGCGCGGGAGCGGTCAGCGCTGCGGTGCAGCGGGTCACGCTGGCGAGCGACGATCCGGCTGTGGCCCTGCTCGGGACCATTGACGCCGACACGAGCGCGCTGGCGGGCGCCGTCAGCGGCACCGAGATGCAGGTGGACGTGGTCGGTCCGCTGCCCGCCGGCACCAATGCCATCGGCAAGCTGGCGGCAAATTCGGGTGTGGACATCGGCGATGTCGATGTGACGTCGGTCATCCCCGGCACGGGTGCCAGCAACCTGGGGAAAGCCGAGGACGCGGTGCACGCCACGGGCGATACGGGCGTGATGGCTCTGGCGGTCCGCAAGGACACGGCCACGGCCCTGGCGGGGACGGATGGAGACTATGCGCCGCTGGAGGTGGACGCGAGCGGCCGGCTACACGTTAACGTCGGGACCTCTGCATTGCCGTCGGGGGCGGCGACCGCGGCGAACCAGGACACTCTCGGTCCGGTCAGCACGGCCACTCTGTCGTCGCTGGCCTCGACAGCGACCTCGGCACAGCTTGTGGCGTCCAACGCCAGCCGCAAGGGGCTGCTCGTCTACAATACCGATGCCAACACCCTCTACCTCAAATATGGGATCACCGCCTCGCTAACGAGTTTCACCGTGGCCATTCCGTCGAGCGGGTACTGGGAGATGCCGCGACCGGTCTATACCGGCCGGATCGATGCCATCTGGTCCGCTGCCGGCTCCGGGTCGGCCTACGTGACGGAGGTGTAAGGCCATGCCGCTCTATACATCCGGCGGTACGGCGATCCTGGCGATGGCCAACACCTGGACGGCCAAGCAGACCTTCTCGCCGCCCGCCAACACCGAGGCCCTTGTCGTCTCGGGCTACTCGCTGACGGGAGCCAACGCGCAGTCGCTGCTCGATCTGTCAGGCACGTGGAACACGACGGGCACGCCGACGGCCTTCAAGATCAACATCACCGACACGGCGAGCAATGCCTCCAGCCTGCTGATGGATTTGCGGGTGGGGGGAAGCAGCAAGTTCAACGTGAGAAAGGACGGTAGGGTATTTATTGGTCTTGGAGCGATAACAGATGCCGGTAGTGGTCAATTGCGTTTTTTTGGTATTTCATCATCAGAATGTCTGCAGTTGACGAGTAATGGCATCCGCGTGGGGTTCCCGGGCGGCATTTCGTTTTCAACAACGACCGGGACGAACAACCCAGCGCAGACGCTGGTGGCCGACGCTGCGAATGTCACACGACTCGACAATGGAACGAGCGGTGCTCAATCTTTGCATTATTATGGCAGGCGCGCCAGTAGCACCGATTATCATCGCGGCGCCATAGCTTCATCCATGACCACGCTTTCCGCAGTTTCCGGTGCCTCGGTTACGGCCACGGGCCTGATCCCGGATGGGGCCATCGTGGTCGGGGTCACGACCAAGGTCACGACGGCGCTCGGCACGACCAACGGCACCACGGGCTACACGGTCGGCGATGGCTCCGATGCGGATCGCTGGGGCGCGATCACGGGCACGGCGGCGGGCACCTCATCGGACAATCGCGACTGGACCGCGACCACGGTGCAGGCCTTCACGTCGGCGCAGGACGTGGTGATCACGGCCACGGGCGGCAACTTCGACGGTACCGGTGTGATTGATGTCTGCGTATTCTATCTGCGAGGGGAAAGCGACTGAGGGAAGCAATAGAGGGCGTTTGCGAAATAGACGCGGTCCTTAATTGGACCCCAGCGGAAAGCGTCATAAAGACCGCAGAAATGAAAGCCGTCGCGCAATAACCTAGGATGGAGTTTACAAAACGGGGTCATATCGTTCTCTTCGGCCCCGAAGCCAGCTTCGGCAAAAACGAAGCGGACCTTGCCGTGGGAAATCATCCGACGGGCACCGTCGAGGACTGCAATCTCCCATCCCTGCACGTCGATCTTTAGAATGTCGATAGCCTCGATGCTGTTCGCCTCGCAGAAGTCGTCGATAGTATCGACCGCGGCCTCTTCGACGGTATGGTGCCCGCGGTAGCCGTCTCTGACCAAGGTGTTCAGCTCTGAGTTCTGGTTGACGTAGAGCGGCAGCGTTTCCCGGCGAGCACCAAGCGCGGCGTGGACGCAGCGCACGTTCGGAAGATGCCCATACTTGGATCGGAGCACAGCGAACGGCCCTTTGGCTGGCTCGAAGCAGTAGAGATCAGCAGACGGGAAGTATCGGGTGAGGCTATAGGCGGTCTGCCCAGTGTTGGCGCCCACGTCGAACAGAATGCGCAGATCGCGGGTGCCCGCGAACCTCTGCACGTCATACCAGACATAGCTGCCACGGGGCACGTAGCGGGTGAGCGGGAACAGCCGAGAGGCCAGAGCAGATTGTATTGCGAGGTTGAGACTGCTTCCGATCTTGTAGCGGACGGTTGTGCCGAGATTGTGCATTGAGAGACCTAGAGCAATGGGCACCATCACACTGACAGTGGAAGGATCAACGGTCGGCCTAGTCTAGCCGCCTGACAGGACACAGGGCAACAGCAGATGAAAACCTTCACCCTCACCCTCACCGAGGACCAGCTTGCGCAAATCTCAGGGCTCGTGGCCGCCGCCGGAAAGTCGCCCCATACCGGAGCGGAAGGGATCATCGCTGCCGCTGACGCGCTCAAGGTCCTGCAGGAGGCGGTCGACAGGGCGGAGGCGGAGCAGGCGGAAGCCGACAGCAACGTGATCGAGCTGCCGGCCAAGGACGCAGGCTGATGCTGCTCCTGCTGCTGGCGGGCGCCAGTTCGGCTCCTGTCGTCGAAACCCGCCTCGGGTCCGTCACCATTACCAGCCAGGCGCGGCTTTCCGTGCGCGCCTCGTCCTCCATCGTCATCAAGAAATAGCTCATGCTCACCCCAGGCCTGATCTACCCCGGCAGCCAGTTTCGTCTTGCGGCCAATTTCCAGGACACGAATGGGGCGGACACCGATCCGGCGACGGTCAGGTTTCGTCTCATGAGCCCGGATTGGGAAGAGACCTCCTACACCTATGGCACTGATGCAGCGCTGGTGAAGGCGGCGACAGGCGCCTACTACATCGACATCACGCCCGATCTCTCGGGCCGCTGGTGGTTCCGCTGGGAGACGACCGGCCCCGTGTCGGCCCATGAGGGCGAGTTCCTGGTCCAGGCCTCGGCCTTCGAGGACCAGCGCTACGTGCGCCGGAGGTACAGCGTATGACCTACTACACCCGCCGGCAGCTCTGCGAGGACGTGCTGCGCCGCATGGTGCACATCCCGCCCGAGCAGGACGTGTCCTCGCGCGATCTCGCCTACATGGAGCGCGTCTATGGGACCAAGCTGGAGCAGTGGCGCGACCGCGGCCTGGTCTACTGGAGCAATACGAGCTCGACGGCCGAGGAAATCCCGGCGGCGGTCTATCCCATGCTCATCGCCCTGCTCGAAAACTGGGTCGCTCCGACCTACGGCGAGGCGACCGTGCCGACAGCCGAGATGGTGGCGCGCGAGGAGGTCCTCCTGCGTGATCTGCGGCGTCATGTGGCGCGCAAGCCGAGCGGGCTGCCGCTGTCTACGGACTACATCTGATGGCGGTTGCGCAGGACCTCGACTGGATGCCGATCTCGCTGGGCGGCAGCAGTGCGCTCGCGCGGCACGGGCAGGAGGGGCTGGCGCGGCTGGTCAACTGTTACGTCGAGCAGGTCGGAGAGCTCGGCAAGGTGCCGGAGGTGATCTACGCGATCGACGGCCTGACGCTCTTTGCCGATGCCAGTCAGAGCTCGAACGCCGGCGTGCGCGCCATGCTGGTTGTCTCGCAGACGCTGTACGCGGTCATTGGCCGCCAGGTCTACGCCATCGACCGCTCCGGCACGACGACGCTGCTCGGCTCCATCGGCACCGACGGGCTCACCACGATGGCCGCGAATCGCAAGGCACCGGACCCGCAGATCGCCATCGTGTGCGGCGGGGAGTATTGGCTGATCGAGGGCGGTATTCTTTCGCAGATCAACGACCCTGACCTGCCGGCTCCCGTCATGGTGTTCGAGGTCGATGGCTACTTCATCTTCATCATTGCTGATGGCCGGTTTTTCATCAGCGGTCTGAACGACGGCGGGAGTATCACGCCGCTCGATTTCGCCACGGCGGCGGCCCTCAGTGATGGCCTCGTTGCGGGCGCGCGGCGCGGCCGGGACGTGCTGCTGTTCGGGCAGCGGTCGACCGAGGCCTGGCAGGACACGGGCAACGCCGATTTCCCCTTCGAGCGTGGTCAGGTGATGGCCGTCGGCTGCTACGCGGCCGGGTCCGTCGCGCCGCTGACTGCGGTCGTCAACGACCAGACGGTCGACACCGTGGCCTGGGCTGCGACCGACAGCGAGGGTGGCTACATCGGGATCATGCTGCTCGTCGGCTACTCGACGCTCAAGATCAGCACCTACGACATCGACCGCCTGGTGAGCCGCGATCCGGCGCCCAACGATATTCGCGCGTTTGCGTGGGCTGAGGGCGGCCACGTGTTTTACGCCATCACAGGCACTGGCTACTCGAAGGTCTACGACACATCCAATGGCCGCTGGCACGATCGCGAGAGCTACGGCCTCGATCGTTGGCGCTGCTCGTGCCATGCGCAATTCGGTGCGATGCACATCTTCGGGGACTATGCGTCTCCCGTCCTCTACCGGAGTTCGCCGGCGGTCTACACGGAGAACGGGCAGCCGATCATCTGTGACGTCTACACGCCGCCGGTTCACGCTGAGCCGTTCGCGCTCAAGTATTACGCGCTGCAGGTCGACGCCGTCATGGGGGTCGGGCTCAACAGCACGGATACGGCAGTCTCCGACCCTGAGATCGAAATCAGCTGGTCTGACGACGGCGGCGCGACGTATGGGCCGGGCCGGCTCGAGCGCCTGGGAGCGGATGGCGACCGGCGCCGGCGGATCATCACGCGCAATCTGGGGACTGCCGTCACCCGCACCTTCCGCCTCCGTGTCTCGGCAGCAGTCGTGCGCGGTCTGATGGCGGCCAAGGTCAAGGTCCGGCGGATGGCGGCCTGATGGCGCGACTGCCGTTCCCCGACGCCAACGCTCCGCTTGCCGATCTGCGGACGGGGGCCCCGACGCCGCCCTGGTATCGGGTGTTTGATCTGCTGTTCCGGCGCTTCAGCGCTGCGGAGAGCGACATTGCGGCGCTGCCGTCGGCTCAGCAGACCGAGTTCGGATCGTGGCTGATCCCCTTCGCGGAGAACAAGAGCTACCGGCTCATCGTTTCGATCCCCTACGGGATCACGATCAACAGTGTGACAACGGTCTGTGCGAGCGGAACCTGCACGGCGACGGTCAAGATCAACACGACGGCGCTCGGAGGCAGCGCCAACAGCGTATCGACCACTGAGCAGACGCA